TCATCTTTTCCAAGGGCACTACCTCAAGTTTATTATACGCTTTTGCTACCATGTTTTCTATCTTATCCCAGTCTGTTTTGGCTGGCTCTCTGTGACCACACCCAAAGCAATAGGCATGTCCATCTGAGTACCTAGCTAGGTTATCTCTTGAACCACACTCAGGGCATGGTTCTTTGCTGACAAAATGATTGTCTTCATATGTCTTCGTTTTCATCTTCTGTTACTCCACTTCCATCACACATGTAGCACAGCACTTTCTCTGTGTCAAGGTAGCCTATGTCTCTATCGAAACTCATTCGCTTGGGTACGTCAACCTCGAACTCACCATCACCTTGACACTCAGGGCAAACTTTATCCGTCATCTTTATGCACCCATGCACGATCATCGTCAGGTAACACACAAGGAAACCAAGGGCAAGACCCAGAACCATCAGGATCTTTCTGAAACCTTAGGTCAAGGGAACTTTTTAACTCATAGGAATGAGTACGCAATGTACGCAAGTCAGATAGGTTTACATCTAGCACTTCACCTGCATCATCTAGCATAGTGTTTAGAGCATTATATAAATCACATAACTCTTGCGCCTCAGTCCGTGTCAGTGTCGTATGTATATTTTTATCTGTCATAATATTTTTCCTCTTGACAAGTATGATATTCTTCGTATAATAGGGCTGCGTCCTGCGCAGGGTACAACCCTTCTATATATTCTTGATCATCGTCTGTATCATAGTCTAATTCCAAGAACTCTTCAACGTCTCTTACGCATTTTATTATTGATCTTATCACCTTCTATACCCCACTTCCAATTCTTATAACACTTCCAACAATGATCCTTTCCTAACACCGTGTCAATAGCTGACACAATATTATATTTATTTTTTATGTACCACTCAAAGTTTCTGGCGCTGAATGTTTGGTAAGGTTGTCCACCTAGTATTGCGTTAAGTGTTACTGACAACCCTAGCCCTATGTTATATATATACTTAGGCATCTAAAAGTTTGTTAGCTGTCTTGCGGATCTCAGCCTCAAGAGCTAAGTGTTGGTCTGACAACATCTTAAGCTTGGCCTCAAGTCTTTTCTTTTCTAGCTTGTGCATAAGCAATTTGTTTTCTTTCAGAACCTGAATACGGTATGCGATACGTTCAACGTATTCATTCAAGTCATGGGCTATTTGTTCCCGTGTCTTGGTATAGTAATGTTCTTTTATATAGTCATCCATGTTGGCATAGTTGTAAGTGAACATTGAAGCCCTTTCCATATGCTTTACATGGCGTGTGTATAGGTGTGGTTTAATAGCTTTCACGATAGGTTTAGTCATCTTCTTAGTTCCTTTCTAAAGGTTAATATTTTTTTACTTTTTCTACGATAGTATCGATCATGTTATTGAGTGTGTAACATATCCGACAGTCTTTGCATTGCTGACCTGTACAGTTTTGCATCTCCTTTCTATCATCTTCTTGCACGTTGTTGAACGTCTTGTCAAAGCCTTTAGGTGGCTTGGACATTATGTGACCCTTCTTAGGGTTTGAATAGATCAAGTTTAGATTAGCTGGTTTGTCATTAGACCTTAGCCATCTATTAACAATGTCTACTCTCTTAGTCCATAGTGCAAAGACGCACCACGGATTATCCTTGACAATAGCCATGAGGTTTTCCATATGCTGCATGTTTATCAGTTCACCATGAGCATTGAACCTAAACATAGCCGCAGTTATCCTAGGTATTTCATGCAGTTCTAGGGGTCTACCTGACAATAGGTCACTGTTGCGTTGCAATGCGGGTTGCATATTCTTGCGGTATGTCCTGAGCATTGTGTGACTATAGCAGTCACCGCATATGTTCTCGCCTGTCAGTTTACCTTTGGCGTGTTGTTTGATACAGTAATCGTTAGTCGCTGTATTGGTCGAGATAGCTTGAAACTCCGCAAGCTTACCCGTCATCTTACTGATATGAACTGCTGGTTTTGCCATCTTCTTAGTTCCTTTCCAAAGGTTATTTAGTCATTTCATTTATCAAGTCTTGGCTTACTACCCTGCCAACATCTTTACCACCTAAGTATTTGTTGATGTGTTTAGATGTGGTGGGGGAATAATTCTTATCTGTACGGAATGCACCTTGGTCATCCCACCCCGCAACTGGTGTTTCATAACTGAACAGAACTGATGTGCTGTTGATTGTCAACTCTGTCATGTTTGAACCTATTTGTTTAAGTCTCATCTTATTTTTCCTTTCACAAGTCTAGAATTACCCTTGAATCTTTTTAACAGTTTGTCAACCTTTATTCTGCTGTTGGTTGAATAGTAACTGAACATGAAGCCCTCATCGTCATATAATTCTACGGTATATGCCATCACAAGTAATGCTCTTTGATGACAAGAACCTTGCTAGTTATGTCTTCTGAATACGATGTATTCTTAGACACAGTTATATCGTAGTATGGAAAAGGGAACTGTGCGTTAAGATCATCCACCAACTGATGTAGAGTGTGTTCATGTTCGTGGTAGATCCTGAAATAAAATTCGTAGTTGTATTCTTCACTACGATATCTACGTTCTTTTGTTCTCTTGGCTACGTTTATCTTAAACTTTTCCATTAGCTTATTCCTTCTGATGTATTCAGTAAGACACAGCCCAACCCATATGTCAAGCATAAGTTTAGGTTGGCCTAAATTAGCTAGGCTGTGTTCTATCTGTTGGCGTCCCTTTCTGTTGTGTCTTTCTTAGAGTCTGTTTTATTTTCGTTTGTTAGTCAAGTCTTTATTTTATTTTAAGTGATAGGGCTTTTCACCGTATCCGTCGAGAGTGCTCAAAGTTTAAAGGATCAAGGCGGTTATGCTACTCTTTAGAACTTGTCTGCTGTCTTTCGATGATTAAAGATTGACATAGGGGGACGAGAAAGACAATGGCAATAAAGTATAGGGTAGATAGTCCATAAGTATAGGTTATCTGTTCATGGTTTGTTCTATTTATATATTATAATGAGTACTATCTAAGTGTTATAGTATAACATCTCACATGATACCCTAAAGGATATATTAAAAAATACTAAAGGCTCTAGGGATTATACGTTGGTATATACTATTAGTATCAATGGGTTAGGATATTCTCTAAGGGTGTAGGTGTATTTCCGAACGGGTATATTTGTGATCACAAAAGGGATATTCCAGCAAGTAATCTCTATTTGTGATCACATTTAGGGTGGGGGGTTACTTTTTGTGATCACATGCGAGGGTCGATGCGGGGGTTAGGGGGTGCCTTATGTATGTACAATGCGTAAAGAAATTTTCTCAGTAAAATTCCCAGCATGTAAAATTTATCTGATTAACTGACAACAGATAAAACAAAACCCCCTGCTAGGAAAACAACCTAGAGGGGGTGAATCTGTACTTGATTACTTAAAGTAATTACTTAAAGTAAGGGATATATATTATAGTTGTAGTATCCCCAAGAGGGATAATGAAATTATACATATTAATTTACCCTGTGTCAATAGAAAAAGAAATATAATTTAATTTATTTTATATGTTGACAATATTAGCAAAGGTGTGCTACTATTACAATTAAATCGAATCACTATGGAAACAACCATGTTTACATTTGAGCAACTTAAAGGTCCAAACGGCAAAGTAAGAACTAAAAGTTTATTCTATGAACTATCTTACTACGATCCAAAGCATGCTATCTTTACAACTAAAGAACAGGATATAGTTGCTCACGGTGTAAAGTATACATCACTTCACCAGCTATACTTGTCAATGGTTCCTCACGATCCAACTGAGTATGACTTTGCTCAAAGGGTCTTTGGTTCATGGGATGTATGGGATACGATAACTAAGGCTCCTCAGGTAAAGCCTCATGTTACTCGTTGGAGAAATGAAGTTGAGATTAAAGTTAAGTCTCAGGCTATACAAGCCATAGCTTTAGAGATGAAGGAGGGTGGACGTAGTTCTTTTTCAGCAGCCAAACTACTTCTAGAAAAAGGTTGGTTAGATAAAGACAACAGTTCACAAGCTAAGAAGAAATTAGCTGTTAAAGAGCAAGAAGACCAGAATAAACAAGCTTTAGCTCTTTTGTCAGAAGATGCTCACAGGTTAGGTATTAAGGTAAACTAATGGCAAAGAAACCTACACTTACTTCTATTAGTTCTGGCTATGCCTCGACTACAACCCTTAATGACAACTTTACAGCTTTAAGAGATTCCTTTGACAACACTTTGTCGAGGGATGGTTCAACCCCTAACACAATGAACGCAGACATAGACCTTAACGGAAATGATCTGTTAAACTTAGGGGGTATTTACGTTAATGGTCAAAACGTATTTAATCTCCTAGACAATGTCACAATTAGTACATCGGCCCCTTCAGGTGGTAATGACGGTGACATTTGGTTTAAATTATCATCCTAGAAAAGGAAGTAACTCATGTCTGCTTTATCAGATCACGCAGAAAATCTAATACTAAATTTTTTAATGACTTCGGGTACAGCTACCCGTCCTACCGCATGGTATGTAGCTTTATATACAGTAGCTCCGTCAGATTCAGGTGGTGGAACTGAAGTTTCAGGTAATGGCTATAGCAGACAAACTGTAGCTTGGGATACAGCCACAGGAACAGGTGGTACAACTGATAACACAGGTGTTGTGTCATTTACAGCAACAGGCGGTAACTTTGGTGAAATCGTAGCTATTGGTATTCATGACGCTTCATCAGGAGGCAACTTGCTTTGGCATGGAGCTTTGTCAGCTAACAAAACTGTAAACGATGGGGATACCTTAGAGTTCGCAGCAGGTGCTATTGACCTAACTATTGCATAAGGGTTTATAAATGGCCGTTCTTAAAAATAGGGCAAAGATGTCCACCAGTACAACGGGTACTGGAACCATTACGCTTGGCAGTGCTGAGAGTGGTTATCAGACCTTTGCTGATGCTGGTGTAGCAAACGCAGATGTAGTAAGGTACGTCATAGAAGATACGGGCGGTGCATTCGAGATAGGCACAGGCACCTATACAAGCTCTGGCACTACCCTTACACGAACTGTAAGCGAAAGCAGCAACTCAGACGCAGCTATTAATCTTAGTGGTTCAGCTACTGTATTCATTGGTGCTACTGCTGAGGATATACAAAACTTCGTAGCCAGCACTGGTACAGCGACTGCACCTAATGACAGTGTAAGTATTGCGATTGGTGGTCAGGCTGTGGCGTCTGGTACAAATTCCATTTCGTTGCAGCGATCTAATAGCTCTGGCCTCGATAGTATAGCTGCGGCCATAGGTAACACGACAAGTTCTTATGGCGCTCACGGCTCTAATTCAATTTCGATTGGCGCTCTGTCAAAGGCTACAGCCCTTGCAGGAACGGCTGTTGGCTATGGAGCCAATTCTACCCATACAGGGTCGAGTGCTTTTGGAACTTCGGCTACTACGACAGCAAATAGTCAGGTTGCTTTAGGCGGCTCTGGGTACACCGTAAGAATATCAGGTGCATATAACTTGCCTACATCTGATGGCACTAACGGACAAGTATTAACCACAAACGGATCAGGTTCTGTTACTTTTGCAGATGCTGGCGGTGGCATAGGAGGCAACACAGGCGTTGACTTTAACGATAATGTTAAAGCAAGATTTGGAACTGGTAACGATTTTGAGATTTATCACGATGGCACAACTAACAAGTCTCACATCACGGAAAGTGGAGCAAGTCATCTAATAATACAAGGTCAAGAAATACAATTTGATAATGCTGCTGGTACTAGTCTTTTAAATATGAGCGCAAGTCAGATTGAGATGTTTCATTCTGGGAATAAAAAGTTAGAAACAACGTCATCTGGCATTCAAACTACTGGTACAGTCAATGTAAACAATGCTTACACTCTACCAACCTCAGACGGCTCAAATGGACAAGTGCTTACTACAAACGGTTCTGGCGCTGTCACGTTTGCAGATGCTGGCGGCGGTGGTGGTGCTGACCTCTATATTGCTAATCCTGTAAGCGCCACTGACCCAACGGCGGGGGGTGATAATGCCGTGGGTATTGGTGATGGGGCAGATGCTACAGGCAATGATAGTATTGCCATTGGTACAGACACTATTGCTGGTTTAGAGAGTGTGGCTATTGGATATAATGCTGCTAGTGGTACTACCACAGGTTCACGCAATACTTCGATTGGTAGATCTGCTGCTATATATCTGACAACGGGCAGCAACAATACTGCTGTTGGCCGTAGTGCATTACAGGGTTCAAACCTAGACAAAGTTACTGGCAGCGATAATACTGCTGTAGGTAACGGTGCAGGATCTAAAAATGCAGGCGGTAATAATAATACATATCTTGGTACAAATGCTGGTAATGCTATTACTTCAGGCAGTAGTAATACATTTATTGGATATAATGCTGATGGGGCAGCAACGACAAGTCAACAGACAGCATTAGGTTATCAAGCAGAAACCGCTGGTACAGGTGCTACAGCTATTAATAATTCATACGCTTCAGGAACCGACAGCTTTGCAGCCGCCATTGCAACCAATAGCAGCAGCTACGGCGCTAGTGGTTCTAACAGTATTGCGGGCGGTGATTACAACAAGGCTACTGCAACTGATAGTTTATGTTGGGGTGGCGATAGTAATGTGGCGCAGAGCGGCGCAAAATCTGCTGTAGTTGGTGGATGGCAAAACAATTGTAGTGGGGCTTATTCATTTATTAGCGGAGGCCGAGGTAACAAGATTACAAGCGGCAGTTATTCTAGGGCTGGTGGGCTTCAAGCTAATGTAAATGGAACAGGTATAGACACATGGTCATCAGGACGGTTTAGCTCTGATGGTGATGCTCAAACATCTAAAAGAGTTTTAATAGCAAATACAACGGATGCTACCGCCACTGTTTTAGGGACACAAAACATCAACAGCCTTGCTGCTAACCAAGTGACATTACCAAACAACTCAGCATTCTTTTTTAGCGGTACGTGCATTGCAAGGGAGCAAGCAGCAGACGGTACTGACGTAGGTGCTTGGGAGTTTAAAGGTGCTATTCGTAGAGAGGCTAACGCAGGTACAACAACCTTAATTAAATCAACTATAGATGACTTTAATGTGCCTACTGGGTGGGCTTTGGCTTTATCTGCGGATACAACTAACGGCTGCTTAAAAATCCAAGCAACGGGCGTAGCGGCGACAGATATTCGTTGGGTTGCAACCGTACAAACAAGCGAGGTTATATACGCATAATGGGCGCTATTAATATAAAACATACGGGCAGCGGCTCAGATATAGCACTTAGCTCTGATGGTACTAGCCTACTTCTAGATGGTACAGCTATTGGCGGGGGCGGTGGTGCTAGTGCTATGTCAATCTCCATTAAGACAGCCGACTATACAGTTGTTTCTGGAGACCTTGGCAAAATTATTAAGTATGCAGGTGCAGGATCAGACAGAACTGTTACACTTACGGCAGGGGCATCTCTTGGAGATGGGTTTTATGTCACCATATCTAATGCAAACACTGGCGCAGACGAGCGAGTAGTTATCGACGCTAATGGCATTGAAAAGTTTGGGTGGAGCAACGGACCACAAACAATTACATTATCTCGTGGCGAGTTAGTTAAAATTATATGGGATAATACAAGTGGTCGTTGGATCATTGGTGAGGGTGGATTTAATCTAGCTATACGTTCTGACATCAACCCTTCTACAAGTACGGCTGTAGGTGATGGTACAAACTCAGGAATCGCACTAGGATACAACGCTCAAAGCGCAGGTTCCCAAGCTATTGCTCTAGGCAGGGCATACGCTTCAGGAACCGACAGCTTTGCAGCAAACATCTCAAGTAATTCATCTAGCTATGGTGCTAGTGGTTCTGGGGCCGCTGCAATAATGAATTGGGCAAAAGCAACTGGCTCTAACAGTGGTGCATTTGGGTTTGGGGCAAACGCTACTAATTGGGGGGCACATGCCCTTGGCGCTCAAACATTTGCCACTGGGGATTCTTCTGTTTCTCTTGGTCGTAACTCTTTAGCTTCTGCAACGTATTCAATTTGTATTGGGAACGCTGGTCAGAACAATATCGAGTCATCTATTAAGTTTTCTGGCAGTCAGCATGCCAATCAGGGTGATGCTCAAATTGGCTTATATCCATTGATGGCTGATACAACTGATGCCACTGCCACTGCAATGGTTACAAATCACGCAACCCGCCCGGGTGCGAGTACTGTTAATCAAATTGTTCTGCCCAACAACAGTGCTTACGCTTTTCACGGCACTATCGTAGCTCGTCAAAAAGCAGGTGATGGTACAGCTTGTGCAGCATGGAAGATAGAAGGACTAATTCGTAGGGAAGCTAATGCTGGCACAACTGTATTAGTAAACTCAGCCACTACTGTCTTAGACAACACACCGTCTTGGGGCATGGCTTTATCCGCTGACACAACTAACGGTTGCTTAAAAATACAAGTAACTGGTGCAGCATCAACCAATATCAGATGGACTACTAGCATTACCACATCTGAACTAACTTACGCCTAAAAGGAGATACCAAATGGCTATTCAACATAATATCGCAGAAGGTGCCTCTCAGTATGGCATAGCCTTCAATAACGCATACTACCGCATCGTGACAGCGGCTGTATCACGCCAACGTGGAACTGATCCAAAGTTCATGGTGATGATTGACTTGAGTGCATATGCTACAGCAACGCCTGATGATGATACCCGTGAGGTAGACTTTAAGCGCTATAACGCAAACCTTACGGACATCGAAGCTGCATCTGGCTCTACATTCTTGGACAAGTGCTATTCTTGGGTAATGGCTCAGTCTGACATGTCAGGATCTACTGCCGTTTAAGGAGTAATACATGCTAGGTTTCAGCCCACTAGCGTCTGCCCCACTAGCGGATACTGGGGCTGTTGCAGGAGTAACTTTACAGGGTAGCTCTTCTTTAGTTGCGTCGAGCACCCTTTCTTCTGTAGGTACAGTAAAAACTTTTGGATCTGCAAGTCTAGCTTCCACAAGTAGTAAACTATCTGTAGCCTTTAAAAAACTAAATGGTAATTCAAACTTAGTTGCTTCAAGCACTATATCTTTTGACCCATTAGTAAAAAGAAATGCAGCAGCTAATTTAATTAGTTCGAGTAGTTTACAAGCAGAAGCTGTTCATAAAAAACTTGCTAGTAGTTCTTTAACTGCGTCATCTGCTTTAAGTTCTTCTGCTAGTAAAACTATTAATGCTAGTTTTACAGGGGTAAGTTCGACTAGCTTACTGTCATCAGCTACTGTTCAAGTTTTTGGCAGTGAGATGTACATTAATCAAAACGGTACGTGGGTTCTTGTTCAGGCAGCTTATGCAAACGACAATAGTTCTTGGGTCGAACCTCTTGCTATTTACTACAAGGACGGTTCTAACTGGAGACGAGTTCTGTAATGTCAACACTTATTGATATTCGTACAGCGGCTGAGAGTGACTTAGTTACATTTATTAAACTTGTGGCACCTGAACAAGTCTTAGGTCAGTGTCATGAGGACGTCTGTAACTGGTGGACAAGACCTGATTATAAGAGCCATCAGCTTCTTTTGTTTCCCCGTGACCACGGAAAATCAAGATTAATTGCGTTTCGTGTCGCTTGGGAGTTGACAAAGAACCCAACATTGCGTATACTATACATATCGGCTACAGCCAATTTAGCTGAGAAACAATTAGGATTTGTCAAGGGTATTCTAACATCTGAGATCTATCGTCGCTACTGGCCTGAGCATGTTAATGCTGATGAAGGTAAACGGATTAGATGGACTAACTCAGAGATTTCTTTAGATCACCCTGCACGTAAGAAAGAGAATGTTCGTGACCCTTCTGTATTTACTGGTGGCCTCACTACTTCCCTTACTGGAATGCACTGCGACATTGCGGTATTGGATGATGTGGTTGTTTATGAGAATGCCTATACAGGAGAGGGTCGCAATAAGGTAAAAAGCCAGTACTCTCTGTTGTCATCTATTGAAGGTGCTGAAGCTCGTGAATGGGTAGTAGGTACAAGGTATCACCCAGCAGATCTTTACAATGATCTACTTCAGATGACAGAGGATCTGTACACTGATCAGGGTGAAAAGACAGGTGAAGAAAATATCTATGAGGTATTTGAGAAACCAGTAGAAGCAAGAGGGGATGGAACAGGAGAGTTCCTTTGGCCTCGTAGCCAACGTAAAGACGGTAAGTGGTTTGGCTTTGACATGAAGATCCTTTCTAAGAAGAGAGGTCAGTACTTAGACAAAGGGCAGTTTAGAGCACAGTATTACAACGATCCATCTGATCCTGACAATGTTCCTGTAAGCCCAGATAAGTTTCAGTACTATGAACGCAAGCATATCCGTGAAGAAAACGGTTATATGTATTACAGAAATAACCGACTAAATGTATTTGCAGCAGTTGACTTTGCATTTAGTTTAAACAAACGTGCTGACTATACAGCAATAGTAGTGGTAGGAATAGATGCAGACAACAACATCTACGTCTTGGACATCGATAGATTCAGGACTGACCGAATCTCTGATTACTTCGAGCACATCTTACACTTGTCCAACAAGTGGTCCTTTAGAAAACTCAGAGCAGAAACAACCGTTGCACAAATGGCAATCGTCAAACAACTCAAAGAACTTATCAAGCAACATGGACTAGCTATTAGTATAGATGAGTTTAGACCTAATAAAAGTCAAGGTAATAAACAAGAACGTATCTCATCTATCTTAGAGCCTAGGTATGATAACATGAGCATATGGCACTACCGTGGGGGTAATGTTCAAACACTAGAAGAAGAACTATCTTCACGTAATCCACCACACGATGATGTAATAGATGCTCTTGCTTCAGTAGTAGACATGGCTGTTAAACCAGCTAGGAATGCAAGAAGAGCTAACAACAGTAATAATATTGTGTGGGCAAATAATAAATTTAGGGGTAGTCGTTAATGGCTGGCGAAACATTAGACTTAGACAACATCATTAGTCCTGACAACATGGCTGTTCAGATCTCTGAACGGTGGGTTGAATGGTCTACTCTGCGTGATAAAAAGGTTGAGGAGTGGAAAGAACTCCGAAACTACTTATACGCTACGGATACTACGACAACTAAGAATGCCATGCTTCCTTGGTCTAAC